TTGAAATTAATTTTCTAAGTGTCTATGAGTCAAGAAGAAACATGCGAAATTGTACAAATGTTACGAGAAGCCAAAACAACTAAAGATTGGGACGTGGTTGACGAGGCTCTCATATATCTAACGAATTACTGTGCCGAGTGTGAGGAAGATGAAGAAGAATAAGTTATGATTATAATAAGTTTATTGTTGGGCCTATTTTTTGCCACAACGGTTATATTAAGTTATATCGTTTATAATTGTCAAAATAAAATTGACATTTATGAGAGTTGGATAGTAGAATTCAAGAATGATATTAATGAAGTTTATCAAGAAATCAAAGGAGTCGATGATAAACAATTATTTGAAAAAGATGATGAAGTAGGATCGATCTTTTCAGATTTATATTTAATAATCCAAAAACTCAATCAAAGGATAGAATCAAATGTCAAAAGCCAAAACCAAGAAAAAGAACAAGACGACATCGCCCAAAGTTAAATCTCCCAAAAAGGGAAAAAAGCCTGCCCCACGATTGGTGACTCGATTGACAAAGAAGAAGTCTCCACAAACAAAATCCAAGTCCGTAAGTAAGCCGATTCTCGAAACGCCTGTAGCAATCGTTACTATTTCTGAAGATCCAGTTATTGAATCCAAAGGAAAGAAACGAAATGCTCGTAAGCCTAAGGAGAAGATGTATTTTACCACAGAGACCGAAGAGGCTATTAACCAATACAACATTACGGATGATCAATCTCAACGAGACGAAATCTATAATGTTAGAATCAAATATGCGTTTGAGAAGTTGGTAGAAAATGTGTTCAATACATTTAAGTTCTGTTATTTTGAAACTAGTCCTATTGAAGTTCAAAAGGAAACCGTTGCACATTTGGTTGCCAACATTCATAAGTTTGAAAGTGGTAAAGGTAAGGCATTTAGTTATTTCAGTATTATCGCTAAGAACTATTTGATTTTTCAGAACAATACTAACTACAAACGATTCAATCAACATGTTGAAATTGGCGATGACACTAGTGAAAACACCTACAAGTTGCAACAGGAAGACGGATATTACAAGGATGAAGAAAACCGTGAGTTTCTTGATTTGATGGTCAGTTATTGGGAAAAGAACGTAAACAAAATTTTCACCAAGCAACGTGATATCAATATTGCAAACGCAGTAATCGAATTGTTTCGTAACAGTGATAGAATTGATGCATTTAACAAGAAGGCGCTGTATCTTTATATCCGAGAGATTTCATCATGTAAGACTCAACAAATTACAAAAGTGATTAATCGAATGAAGAATTACCAGAATAACATCACTAAAGCTTACGTTGACACAGGTAAGTTGTGACAGTGTTTTAAAATAAAATAAGGAAAACCACTCCAAAAAGAGTGGTTTTTCTATTTATAACAATAGATACTTGGCATGGACAACGATATTGAAATATACAAAAATAAGAAATTTTCGGATCTTTGTAAGGACATTGTAAAAAATTCCGAAAATAATAGAGATCAACTTGATATTCTTATTAGTGATCTTAGATCGTTAATTAAGACCGCAAATGACGCATTAATGATTGTACCATTGATAAAAGAATACTTGGATGTGCAAGTAAAGAATGATGAACAGTTGGTTAAATTGGCAGCAGTAATTCAACGTATTTTGTCCAAGCAGACAGTTGGTGCTGACGGTGAAATGACTGGGTTTTTGACAGAAGATGAAAAACGTCAACTCATGAAAGAAATTGAAGTTATCAACACATCTTCCGAGATAAAGATTAATAAGTCGTAATATGAATGCCCCTATTGCAATGGATCAGTCAAAAGATGTAAATCTTTTGGCCACAAAGAGAGATCTAAAGTTTTTATTGACAGATGTATCTCAGACTCCACAGTTTGAACCAGCTGTCGTGTTGGATATTATTTTGGATGAAGATCATCCTGAAATAAGTGAGAACGGACATTATTTGGATCCAGATCAGTGGCCTGAAAATTATGTAGGAAAGAAGCCATCAATTGATGATGTCGATTATACATGGATTGGTCGTGTCAAACTGCGATTGTTAAACACACAAACTACTTTGCCAAAAGAAGGTCTTCCATGGGCACTTCCTTTGGAAAATAATATATCTGAGTATCCTCTGGTAAACGAAATAGTTGGAGTTGTCAAATACAACGAAAACTTGTATTACACCAGAAAAATCAACTACAAGAACTTTGTAAACAATAATGCGGATATTGGGTTTGAACAAACTTACGGTGCTAATATGGGCAACCGTGAAGAGTATAAGTCACCCGAAGATCCATTTATCGATTACAAAGGTCCAGTAAGCAAATTAAGAGCTGAAGGAGGGTATGGATTTGAAGGTTCACTTGGTAGATATTTTCTACACAATCCGTATATTCGTTCATTGAAACGATTTGAAGGTGATACGTTGATTGAAAGTAGATTTGGTCAGTCTATCCGATTTGGTGGATACGATGATAGTCGTGAGAATGATAAAGCATATAGTACAAATCCCGCACACGATTTTGAAAAGGGATATGTCGATTATAATATTGGACAAAAGAAAACCAACAACTTCTACAATAATGAGTATGAAGTTGGTGGTGGAAATCCAATGATTTTGTTGAGAAACCGTCAACGTCCTTTGAAAAAGAATAAAGAGATCAAGTTGCATGATAGACTTCCAGCTATTGCTGCAATTAATGAATCTGATTTATCAAATCCAGAAAGAAATACCGGTGGGTTTTTATTGGAAGATATTAATAATGATGGTACATCAATTCATATTACGTCTGGATGTACAATTTCCAAGTATGTTAGTACCTGTTACAAAAAGTTATTTGGTAATGACTCAAGAGAAGAAGTTGCTGCGTTTTGTCCAGATGGTGCTACGTCGTTTAAATATCCAATACTGAATAAAGATCAATTGATAGTAAATTCGGATCGTTTGATTTTAAGTAGCCGGTTCTCAGAGACCATACATTTTTCTAAGAAACGATATGCTGTGGTGACTGATAGTGAATATACAGTTGATGCACATGAACAAATCGTGATGACTACGAATACCAAGACTGTATTGAATAGTCCCGCTATTTATTTGGGCCAGTACGATGAAACCAATGAACCCGCATTGTTGGGACAAACTACAGTGGATTGGTTGTTTGATTTGTGTGAATGGTTAAAGACACATGTACATTGGTATTATCACTCACATCCTGATGCCGGTGGTGCGTCACTTCCATTTACTCAAATTCCTGTTCAACTATTTGAATTACAGGAACTACAGAACCGACTATCTACTTTGTTGAGTAGACGTGTATTTTTGACCGGTGGTGGGTATGCTCCGGGTCAAGACGGTGGTACAATACAAGACGGTTCTCAACCAGTTTCCGTTAACGTAGAGACTGGTGAAGGGGTTCCCGGTGGATTTTTCGGTGTAGATCGCCGTAACAGACAAGTTGTTGATGTTTTGGAAACTGAAACATAAGTACATTTTGAACTATAAATCTTGATATTTAATAATAATATGACAAAAGACCTACTAAGACAAATGATCAGAGAAATGGTGAAGGAAGAAGTGCGTGCTGCAATTCCTGAAGTTCTTACAGAGATTTTTTCTAAACCAGAACAACAGGTAACCAATACAGCTCCAAAGACGAAGGTAACATCTACTCCAGTACAACCTGTACTTAACCCAAAGAAGGAGTATAAGAAGTACACCAGTAATGAACTTCTAAATAAGGCACTGAATGAGACCGTTGGTGGACTTCCAAAAGAAGGAACCATGGTAACATCGGAATTGTCTGCTCCCTCTGTAATGGATCATGTAGAAAAAGCACCACCAGTTGTAGCACAAGCACTAACAAAGAACTATTCAGCATTGATGAAGGCAATTGATAAAAAACGATCTGGTGGACTTTCATCTGGATCTGTATCAATGATGTAATATGGCAACATTATATCCAATCGGGTTGACATTACCTATTCAAAATGGTGCTGGGGGATTTTTCAACCAAACCATTTATACATTGGAACAGGTAAAAACGAACATTCGTAACCTTTTGAACACACGAAAGGGAGAACGTCGTATGCAACCTACCTTTGGACATTCGTTGAACAACTTTGTATTTGATCCAAATGATACAACATTACCTCAACGTGTTAAGCAATCTTTAACAACTGACATCAATTTTTGGATTCCGGTTGCTACTATTGATAATATTGACATTAAAGTTTTAAAAAAAGAAGACGTGGATATTTATAGATTATACATTAATTTGACCATTTCTGTCAATAACGATCAGGCTCAAATCGAAATGTTTTTGGAAAATAACTAATTATGGCATCGACTACACAGAAAACATTTAAACCTCTAACAAATAAGGACATATCTTATTTGAACAGAGATTTTTCTCAGTTTAAGAAGAACCTGATTGAGTATACCAAGACGTATTTTCCAAAGAACTATCAGGACTTTTCAGACTCTTCTCCGGGTACTATCTTTATTGATATGGCCGCATATGTAGGAGATGTACTTTCTTTTTACTTGGATCAACAGTTCAAAGAAAGTCTATTTCCATATACCGAAGAACGTAAAAACGTACTTGCACTATCCAAATTCTTGGGATATAAGCCAAAAGTATCTCGTCCATCATTGACTAATTTTGATGTATATCAGTTGGTACCATCTGTAAAAAATGACGTAGGTGAATATATTCCTGATGAAAAATATACACTTCGTATCAAGTCCGGAATGCAGTTGATTAATAGTGCAGGTATAGCATTTGTTACTACTGATGTGATTGATTTTTCAATGGATACCGTCAATTCACCAAGAGAAATCACTGTAAGTTCCAGAGATGAATATGGTATTCCCCAGTTCTTTTTGATAAAGAAGACTGCAAATGGTATTTCTGGACAGATTGTAACTAAGACTTTTATTGTTAACGAAAACACTCCATACTACAAATTGTATTTGGATGAACCAAATGTACTTGAGATTTTGGATGTGCGTGATCAAGATAACGTTCCATGGTATGAAGTTGAATATCTTGCACAAGATATCGTATTGACTTCATATGAAAACGTATCGTTGAATGATGATCGATTCATTCAATATCAATCTTCGGTTCCAAATATTGTTAAGTTGTTGAGAACCCAACGTAAATTTGTCACGCACATTGACCAAAATAATTTGACATATTTAGAGTTTGGACCGGGAAATCAGGGAGTAAATGACGAAATTGTTATTCCATCTGCTGAGATTTTGGGTGTCAGTTTGTCTAACCTAAACAATCTTAACGTCAATATTGATCCATCCAACATTGTAAATTCAGATTCTTTTGGTGTGTATCCAAAACAAGGAACTCAGTTTACCGTCAAATACTTGGTTGGTGGGGGTGTTGAAGCCAACAGTCAAACTGGTGATATCAACAAAATTGTCAGCGTTGAATACGAAAACGACATTTCAATTTTGTCAAACGCTGAACAAAGTCTATTTCAGGTTGTAAGAAATTCATTAGCAGCAGAAAACAACACTCCAGCAGTGGGTGGTGATGGTCCAGAATCAAGTGATGAAATAAAGCAAAACGCTACTGCGTTTTTTGCTGCACAAAATCGTGTGGTAACTGCTGATGACTATATTGCTCGTAGTTACGCAATGCCAGCCAAATTTGGATCTGTAGCAAAAGCAACAGTGATATCTGATAACAATTTGAATGCTAATTCGATTGTGGATGGTCAATTGACTCAAAATAATGAAGTCATTAGCAATCGACAAATTAGTGGCAATCTAAAGAATCCATTCTCTGTCAATTTTTATTTGTTGAGTTACGATGAAAATAAGAACTTAACAAAACCAAATCAAGCATTGTTGCACAACCTTCGTCAATATCTCAGTCGTTATCGTATGATGACTGACGGTATCAACTTGATTGACGGATATATTATCAATATCGGAGTAGATTTTAAGATTGTTACTTACAACAATTTTAACAAAAAAGAAGTGTTAGCAAATTGTGTACAAACAATCAAAGACTTCTTTAATATCGATTTGTGGGGATTCAATCAACCAATTAACTTGAGTCAATTGGAATTGGAAATTGCCAAAGTGGAAGGTGTTCAATCTGTTGCGTATTTGAAGATCAACAATTTAACATCAAGAAATGGAACGTATTCGGATGTAGAATACAACGTTGATGCTGCAACCGTCAATAAAATCATTTATCCATCTCTTGATCCATGTGTATTTGAACTTAAGTATCCAGACGTAGACATAAAAGCCACCTCAGTATAATATGCATATTTTTATTTTTCCATCCAAAGATACATACATAACGAACTTTACCAATTTTGAAAACAAAAATTTTGGTATAGACGAGTTGCTGAATATTAGCACTGTAGCTTCTAGTGTCAAATCTGTTGTCAAATATCAATCCGGAAGTTTGGATTCAAACGACTATATTCTCAACAATTTAGTCAATTTTAATGGTACCGTCATTGGATATTTTTCAGGAAGTACCACAAATGTAATTATATCTGATACATCCACCAATACATCCATTGTATATGGATCAGTATTGGCATATGCAAATCCAACGTCATCATGTGCTGATTTCACAACTACAAGGTTCACAGGTAATGTCACGGGCAGCGTCTCAGGCTACGTTTCAAGCGCTTTGTTGAACGGAACTACATATACAACTCAAACGGTGTCATTGACACGTGTAAGCGGAAGTGTGACGGAATTGTCAGGAAGTGTGTCTGGATCAACGGTGCGTGGAAATGTATCGGGTAGTTTGACTGGTATCGTCACAGTTCTATCGGGCAGTTTATATGGAATTTCTGGAACCTTGGAAGGGGACATATCTGGTAGTTACAGTTACTACAATCCAAAGTTTTCTTTTAACACCTACTCAAAATTTAGTAGAGCGTTACTGAAATTTGATGTATCTGCTATATCCAGTTCAATTTCATCGGGGGATATTGTTGATCCAAAGTTTGTGTTGAATATGAAAGTTCTTAAACAACAAGAACTTCCATTGACATACACTCTTTACGCTTATCCTGTTAGTCAAAGTTGGGAAATGGGTAATGGAAGGTTTGCTGACAATGGATCAACTACCGGAGCAAGTTGGAATTATAGAGATTATAGTTCTACAGGTGGAACGCGTTGGTACCCATCTAATCCAACAAAGGATTTGTATGACTATTTGACCAACGAATCCAATAAATCTATAGCATTTGGAAATGGTGGAGGAACCTGGCATTATTCTGTGCCAAATTCAGCCACGGTATCAACTTCTAGTTTTTGTTCAACTCTTCATACTGGAAGTTCATTGATTGCTTCACAGAGTTTCGGATACGAATCATCTGATATCAAGATGGATGTTACTCCTATCGTTAAATCATGGATGTGCGGTTGTGTTCCAAACGAAGGATTTATTCTATTGACATCCGAAGAGTTAAACACTCAAAACGTCAGCAATGGAAATCTTGGGTTCTATGGTAAAGAAACCAATACTATTTACACACCATATGTTGATGTTGTATATGATGATTCAACATTTGTCACCGGAAGTTTGAGTCCAATTACTGATGACACTCAACTTGCTGTTGTGTTAAAGAACGTTAAAAAGGAATATAAGAGTAACAGCGTTGTAAGAATCACTGTGTTTGCTAGAGAAAAATTCCCACTAAAGAATTTTGTTAAGTCAACACAACAAACCGCATATTTGACACCAAAGTATTTGCCTGAAACTTCATACTATTCGATTAAAGATACTGAAACCGAAGAAGTAATTATTGATTTTGATGAAGGTACCAAGTTGAGTTGTGATTCTAATGGTAATTACTTCATGTTGGACATGTCATGTCTACCACAAGAACGATACTTTAAAATTCTTATCAAGACAGAATTAAATGGTGCCATTGACGTATTCGACAATAATACTTATTTCAAAATTGTAAGATGATCACAGAAACACAAAGTTCATTTAAACGGGATGGATCATATGATAATCAATTTGACGAATTTGGTAATTTGATTATTGTCGATTCTACTGAGAAATATTTTGCAGTTACATTAACTCCAGATGTTTACGAAGTTAACTCTATAACCAACGTCTACGATATCAATATCTCCGAGTTCAAAGATATTGAACCAAAAGAAGACGTAAAAGTTACTACGCTCAAATCTGAGAAAAAGACACTTCAAGATAAAATCACCACTTTAACTACCGAATTGTCTAAAATTAGCAATTCGTCGGGTAAAGATGCATTGATTTCTGCTAGTAAAGATACCATCATTCAGTTGCGTATTAAAGCCGGAGAAGGTAAAACGGTTAGTGATTTTAACACCGTGTTTCCATATCTTCCATTGAAATCTCAAGACGCAATTCAATCCGATGCATCATCTACAGGATTGGGATCTGGCACAGCAAATACTAGTACCACAGACGTTGTTACTGCACAATCTAATACGGTGTCTACAACATTAACTGGTGCTCAAGCTGGTTTGATACCATCAGAACAGTGTCAACGTCAACAAGATATTCAGCTTTCTCCACCATTGGAGTTTTTGGTTCCTGCTCCTACCACATTGAAGCCGGTTACACCAGTTTCAATGCCTGTAACTACTTTGGCGGTCACACCTTCACTTCCTGTACATCAATTGGCGGTACAAAAGGTTATTCCACCAATCAAAGAATGTAAGGAGTTGTTTTATTCATATGGCAAGTATGATAACATTTGGCCTACATATGGTGTCGGTAAGAGTCCATTGATGTATGCGTATGGTGTTTACAGTGAAAAAGTAGGTGAGTCATTTCAGACCGAATCATCAGACACGTTGAGTTATCAAGTTTATTTTCCATACACTGGAACATATACGTTAAAATTTGCTGCTGATAATAGTGGATATTTTGCAATCGATGGTGTGAATCAAATTGATTTAACAAATATCACTTCACAGTCGCCGTTTTCAGCACAGTTGGATGTGTATCAAAATGATCATCCTAAGAATGTTCAACTTACAGAAGGTTGGAAGACTGTTGATTTGTTCTATAAAAACTGGGGTGGACCACATAGTGTTGCTGCTGTTATTATTTACGATGGCAGAATTGTGTGGACAAGTCGTAACGCTTACAATCAACAAGATTATAATAACTGTCGTGGACCCGTTGAAAATGTGGGCCCGTCTGAAGATTGTGTCAATCCAATCAGTATTTTCAAGTTCCAAGGAAACGTGGATCATACGTTGAGAATTACTTTACAATCTAATAAGGTAACATATTCTAATGAGATATATCGTGGAACTTTGCCCAGAGTAGTAAGCGAAGTGACCAACAATGGTGTTGGTCCATATAATACAAACTTAGTGTTGAAATGGACTGGTCGTGGTGAAGTCAAAGTATCACAACAGCCAAATTCTTCAAACAATTACACAGCAATTATAGACATTTTCGATGGAAGAAGTAGCGAGGCAACATACAATGTTGAAGTTCTTCAACTCAAGTGTTCAAGACCACCCGCAACACAATTAAGTGAACGTAATAATGCAGGAGGAACTCTTCAAACTTTCGGGTCAACAGGAAATGTACAGATTAGAAGACTTCTCAATTGATATATATTGATAGTAAATATGGCATATCCATTTCCAACTACCACGGAGTTCACCGATCAGGTAAATAGTTCATCTTATTTGCCAACTGAGATTTCAGCGTTGATGAAAAAGACTCCTCCGTCATCTGAAAAGTTTTACGGATCTCAAATTGACGATTATATTGAATTTTCAGTATTTGATGTAGAGGACAGTCTTAATACGTGGCAAGCAATTGATCAACCGCCTAATTATCAATCTCGGACGGTTGAGTATCAGGATTCTAAAAACAACACGATATCTGTAACATATCAAGAGTTTATTCCTGCATTTACTCTTTATAACAATTCCAAGATTTTGTTGGATCCACGTAACGATCTTTCTCGGTACGGAATACAAAATGGAAGTTACAAAGTTGTTTATAACTTTCTATCAAATATCGTTGGTAGTCATGATAAACAGTGTTTTATCATCAAACAAGTTTCTCCTTCAAGAAAAGAAATCAAGACTGCATTGATTTTGGATAAGGAGAATTTTAACCAACAAGACAAAGTTGACTTTCAAAGTGAGTATGATTGTTTTGTTTCGGGTAAAATTGAATGTCGGGACATCATTCCATATTTCGAGTATTATCTAAAACAAACATATCTGTTGAATTTTGTTAATACTGCCTCAGAGTCAGTTTTAAACTCATTTGACAAAGCTTATTCAGTAATAGGTGGTGACGGTCTGTATAAGTTGATGAATGAAATTTACAACGGATTTGTCATTGCTGCAACACCTACTAATGGATTGGCAAAGGATATCAACTTTATTGGTATATCCGATTACATTACAACGTTTTTGTACGAAAACTATGCCGAATGTTATTCATACGATCAGTATGTTAAAATTTTAGATGCTATTGTATCTGAAACTATCAAAATCCGTCTCAAGAATATTCATGAGACTGATAATAACGATACAATTGTATGTTATTCGTATTTGTATAACGTTTTCAACGGACAGATTCAACAATACATGTCGGACATCAAGTTTGAGTACGATAAAAAGTATGTTGGTCCTTTGAAGAATTCTATCAATTTTGGTCAGAATCAGATGATTAAGATTCTGTCACAAAAACAGTTTTCTGATGGCACGTTGGTAATTAAGTTACAAGAAGCACTACCAAATACTGTCGGCGTCAATAGTACATTTTGGATTGTCAATACATCATTGAGTCCAATTGTACAAGATGTGGTATTGGTAACTACTCCAAAATACAATACATTTTCTATCAAACCTGCAAATCTAAATTTGAAGGTTAATGATAAAAAGACATCTCTTTCTGTAGAATATACTGTAACCGATTCGACTAGCGTCGAAGACATTGATTTGATTTTGAAACAACGGTTTTCAAATATCAGTGTTGACTACACAAACTTTGAAAACTTCATTGTATATTCATCAGCAAAAACTCGTATCGTCATCTACAAGAACAAGTTGATGTCGATCAAATCTAAAAATTCATCAATTGGTGAATTGAATGCTGCACCATATTCCGATCAATATACTGTACAGAAGATTGAACAGTTGACCAAAGAAATCAATGACATCAAGCTTTCGTTTGATGGATATGAATACTATTTGTGGACCAACGATTTGTATAATAACGTTGACCGTTTTCCTCAATCTTACGAAGATGAAGCTGATGAATATGATGCAAATAACAGAGATAGTTTGATCAATAACTTGCCAACGTATCTGTTGGAAGACGTAAATAACGACGACTTTTTGATCTTCCTATCAATGATAGGACATCATTTTGACAACATTTATATTTACATCGACAAGTTTCCGATGTTGTCATTCAACAATACTGGTGTTGATACTACAATACCAAACAAAGTGTTGGATGGTCTATTATCATCATTTGGTTGGAAGATGCAGTCTTCTGTGAATGATTCCACGTTGTTATCTAACTATATTGCTGGAACCAATTATGCATCTATTGCTGATAAAACAAACATCATCAACAATCGTATTTTAAACAGTCTTCCCGCTATATTGAAAGCCAAAGGTACTGTTGAAAGTGTGAAGTTGTTGTTGGCATGTTACGGTGTTCCAAACAACATTATCAGCGTAAGAGAGTTTGGTGCATATTCAGATGTATCACAATCAAGATATAGCTTTGACAGAAACTCATATTTGTTGAATCTAAATCCACAATCATATATTTTGACTCCTTATAGTGAAGATATCAATACTGTGGAATTTAAGTTTGCGTTCAGCAACAGATACAGTAAATTGTACGGTCAATTGACCAAGATTGATTTGTTGAGAAAATATCCAGACAGTTCATCTGATTATGATTATCGTGTTTACGCATACAAAGAGTCTTTGAGCAACAACGGTAAAGTCGTATTTGAAATTGGTGGCGAAGAAATCTATTCGGATTTATTGCCAATATTTGATGGAAATGTGTACAGTGTGATGGTTCGTAAAAACCAGCCATCAACATATTATTCACAATCTGCAAATATCGATGAAATGCCAACTGTTTATGACTTGGTTGTCACGATCAGTGATGAAGGTGAAAATCGTTTAAAATCAATCAACTCACAATTGTTTGAATATCAAGAAAACGTATTGTTCAAAGAAGGTACAGCAAGATTTTTGAAGTTGGGATCAACGCAATTCAGTGGATCAATTGACAAGTTGAACTTGTGGAAGGTTCCCATTTCGTTTGATAACTTGACGGAACATGCCAACAACTTTGATTCGTACTACGAAACGAATGACGCATATATCCGAGACAATTTGTATTTCAGATTGGCTTACAATTACCCACGTCAACTTAGTACATCAGTTGAAACGTATGAGTATAAAAAGGTTGGATCTACGTTGTATGCTTATTTGTATAACCTTCCAACAGTGGCTGTAGGATCCGAAACTGCGTACAACTCTTTATCAGAAAATCCAGATTTGTATGATGAAACATTGGTAATTCGTTCAATGTATTCTGGTAGTTATTCTACTAGTTCATTGTATCCTTACGCAAATGTGTGCTTGGGAGAACAATCGTCTGCGTTCCCATACAACTTTATTGAATACAGTGTAAATCAATCTTACAGAATATCAAACTATGGTCCTAACTTGTTGTGGAACAACAAGATTGCGGTTAAGGATCATTATGATACATCTGATTTGACTCCGTTTGATAAGAGTACGCCATTCAATTCTGACACCGATTCGCCATTGGTTGGTATATTCATGTCACCTGTATCAAGTAAGAATGAAGAGATTTTAAGATACTTTGGTAATAAAGATGTGGTCGGCGAATTGGGAGATCCTCGACAAGAGTTTTCATCTAGTTATTCGGTCTTGGAAGATATGAGATCATCATATTATTCAGCCGGATCACCAGCTGCAAGTGGACGTATCTTGTATCAAGAGTTCACCAGTATATACAAACTATATTTCGATTCTAGTATTTTTGAATCGATTCGAAACGTTGTTGCTGCCCGCAATATATTGTTAAACGGTATTTTGATTGAACCAACCATCTTGGAGAGAATCAAGTTTCCGTTGAAGCCAATTGATAGTGAAATTGTAGAAGAAACAGTAGAGTTGACCAATTTGATTAGATCCAGTTCGGCTGATAATATCATCGTTTGGAGAAACGATCAATATCAAACACAAACTTCTAGTAGTTTCGGTCAATTCGTGCAGAAGAGTCCAATAGCAGCATATCCTGTATCACAATCCTTGATATTGCAAAATAATTTCCAAGGAACATACAGTTATATCAATGATGTAACTGCATATGAAGAATTGTGGACAGCAAGCGAGTTGGATTCATCAACAGGTTTTGGTATTACGTATTTCGACATTTTGGTGTCGGGATCAAGTTACCAAAACATTTCTGAGTCAGTTCCACATTACACATGGATGATTCCATACAGTGCTTCTGTACAAGAATATAACTTTATGGGGTCTATTGACTCATACACAGTAACAATGAATAAACTTTCAGTATCTAAAAAGGATACTTATGACTCGTATTCATATCAACCCGCTACAATTTTCAGAGGTTCCACTCAAAACTTTTTGGGTACTAGACACAATCCTATTCGTTGGGATTTGAGTATAGTTACATCTGACGATGGTGTCAAATATGGATATTTTGTTAAATCGAAACAAACAACTAATTATACAGTGGATTCATGTGGTAATCCAGACAAGAGTTTGCCAGTAATTAGTACTGTTGTAACGAATACTTCTATATCAACCGGAAACAACGGAGTTTTGACAGTTCAGTAAAAAATAATAAATAAAAAGACAGGTAAAACAATACTTATAGAAAAAGACATATGGCATACGTAGATAACAAAACTATAACTGTAGATGCAGTTCTTACAAAAAGAGGAAGAGAACTGTTGGCACAGACCGGTAATTTGAATATTACTTCATTTGCTCTTGCCGATGATGAAATCGATTATAACCTTTACAATCCAAATCATCCACAGGGTAGTGCGTACTATGACATCGCCATTAGAAATACACCAGTGTTTCAACCTTTGTCAGACGAAACACAAACCATGAAGTACAAGTTGGTAACACTTGCGCAGGGTGTAACTTCTGTACCAGTAATCAGTTTGAACATTCAATCAATCGACGTTCAAAAAGACAACAAGTCCGATAATATTATTTCTCCAACAACCAATCCAGCATACAATTTGACTTTGGGATACACTGCCATTTTGTCAAACAAGAAGTTAGGAACATTGGTTGTAGATCAAACCAATTCATCAAATACCAGTACCAGTACGGTACCTTCGTTTGCTAATGACTTGATCAGCACAACTTCACAGGTTGTTGTTGGTAACAGATTCAAGTTTATTCCAAACACCTCGTTAACGGTAACAACATCTGCTACAATTACAGTGGTAGGAAATGAAAGTGGTGGATCTATTACAATTCCAGTAACAGTGAGAATTTCTTAATTATATGATTTATAAACAATTTGAACAATCTGATATTGTTGCCGGAAGATCTACCAAGGTATCGACTGGTATGTTTAGTACTGGTTCACTCTTTCAGGTACAAAGCAATGTAGCAACAGGAAGTCTTCAAGCAACCATTTCTGGTTCCAATAGATTCGACGTGTATAATGGATATTATTACTTGGATGTGTATCCTAGTTTGGATGCTACATCAAGTTCTAATGATGCTTTGTTTAGCATTGCGTATGGTAATGCAAATGGTTACGCAACCAGTTACGATGAGTACACAAACATCAAGGTCAGTCCGACCAAAGCTATTTGGTCACAGTACGTCAACATTTTGAACAACGGTGAAACGTTTACTGCTAAATCTCAAACAGCCGGATCACCAACGTCAGTTGTAACTTCAGTATCTCTTTCAACTGACTTTATTGTTTTGACATACAACTCACAGAAGTTGCGTGACGGAATTGACGCTGGACAATTTCAGTTGACTCTTAAGAATGATACCAGCGGTAGTTATGTACGTATGATTGATGATTCTTCAATTACATCTCAAAGTGGATCTGCTGGATATTACAATTTGATTTTGGGTCAATATGACGAAACCACAGGTGCTGCATCATATAACGATTATTCGACGTTGGCTACAGGCTTGTTGAACGCAACTGGTACTACTAATTACACTGGTGCTAAAAGCGTTGCACAATATCATCCAACAACGGGTATTGGATTGGTATTTCCTAAGGCTGGTATTGTGATTTTGAATCCACAATTTTTAAATTCGATTACATCAACTAGCGCAAAGATTCCAATTCCAAGTACAGGAACAGGCGGAAATGCTCGTACAAATGCACCAGCTGTTGGAACGTATTTGAATAATCAATTGTACAAAGAAGCAGTGTACAACATGATTCGTTCATCATCAGATAAAATGCGGGTGAGACGTAGTGAGTTTGTTCCTTCACGTCATTATTTTGTACGTATAAAGAACCGTGATTTTAACTATAGTAACAATCCTACATTTACTTATTCAACGGCAACAACCGATCCGATTACTGGTGAGATTCGTCAACGCGGTGATATTAAACAATCAGACTTTTTGACTGATCCAAAAGTGTATCCTACTTCAGTTGGATTGTATAACAGTAACAACGAACTTGTTGCTGTAGCTAAATTGAGTAGACCAGCACAAAAGACCTTCTCTAATGAACTTTTGATCAAAGTACGCCTGGATTTCTAATTCAATGATAAAGTCTATACAGTCTAATGAGATTTTCAATACACCTTTTAGTTCGAACAAATCATGGACACTAAGTGCTTCCAGTTCGGTCCAAACGGTGGAAGAAGGTTTTTTTGTCAGTAGTAGTTATAACTTTTTTGATTCTGCATCGGCAGCTCAGTATGGGTTTGTTGCCGATACACAAAATTCAAATGGAACATATAAACGACTTGTTTATCAGTTAGTAAAAAATGCGTATTACAATCCAAACATTGCACAATCATTTGGATTAGAAACTACTGATACTGACAAAGTTGTAAAAATACTACAGAATAGTTGCGTTAGAATTACTTTACCAAGAATATATTTTGGTGAATCAATACTACGTGATTCTGTTGTATTAGTTGATCGTTCCAAGGATAAGGATTATATCATTTATGATGATACATACGGCAACTTGTACGTCGATGGCACGCATTTTATAGACTATACCGAAACAACGTCAAGTTTATATTCTGCTCCAACAGTGGATTTCACAGCATCACCTTTGTCTGGGTTTGCTCCACTTGCCACGACAGTAAGTCCTATCGTATCAGGCAATGTTACTGAATACTTGTGGGATCTGGGAGACGGAACTACTTCAGTTTCATCTTCTGCTTTTAGTCACGTTTATATTAATCCCGGCATATATACAATTTCGTTGACTGCAAGCGGATTCGGTGGTACAAAAACAAAAACCAGAACCAACTACATAACAGCTAACGCTGTAATTCCTCTTCCAATAGTAAATTTCACTGGAACTCCTCTAAGTGGATATATTCCACTCACGGTGTCATTCACCAACAACACGACTGGGGCATCTTCTTATTTGTGGTCATTCGGAGATTTGTCGGGAAGCGCATCTGAAAATCCAAGTCATATTTATACATCAGCCGGAATCTATGATGTAACATTGGTAGCAACTAACGCAGGTGGATCAACTACATTGACCATACCATCTTACATTACAGCACTTGTTGTTCCTGTTCCTGTTGCTGATTTTGAACTAAGTCCTCTCACTGGTGTCTACGCTTCCATCACCACGATTAACTTCACGAACAAGACTACTGGAGTTGGACCAATTACGTACTTGTGGAACTTTGGTGATACCAATACTAGTACATCCGAAAATCCAACGCACATATATTCAACGCCTGGAACATATACCATAACCCTTACAGCAACAAATGTGGGAGGAAGTGATTCTGAAATTAAAACAAATATCATCACGGTTTCTTCGGGTATTGTACCCGTAGCTTCGTTTACATTAACACCGTCCGTAGGAGACATTCCCCTTTCAGTTGCATTCACGAATACAACATCGGAGAATGCTGTATTCAACCCATATAGTTGGGCATGGAACTTTGGAGATACAAACACAAGTACAAGTAAAAACCCATCGCCAAACACGTATTCAACTAAAGGAACCTATACAGTTTCATTGACAGCTACAAACGTGGCGGGGTCATCTACTCCTGCTACAACTACGGTTACTGCATATGATCCAGCAGACAGATTAGATTACAGTCCATCAACGCAATTGATGAACTGGGGAGATGGAACTAGAGGTTTGACGGGTGTGACTTTTTATGACAATATTACGTTGGCAAGTTTCAAATCAATTATTGATCCTACTAACATCAAGACAATTGAAGTAACAAGTGCAACCAATCCTATAACCACAATATCAAATACAAACTATTATACTGCTTTAAAAACTCTTGATCTATCAAACCAAAATCTATCGAGCATAAGTGGTATTGGAATATCGGGCTTGTTAGTCCTAACGTTGAACAACAATTCTTCATTGTCTTCAATTAACGTTTCCGACTTGACTAGTTTGTCTACATTGGCTGCGACAAATTGTAATTTGTCAGGCACATTTAATATCAATGGAAAACCTACATTGACTAATTTATGGCTCAACAGTAGCAATGGAGCACTCACTACAATTAATGTAACTGGAAATACTGGATTGAATTGGTTGTCTGCTTATGACAATAGTGGATTAACTTCAATAACTGGATTGTCTGATTGTACGAATATGTACATGTTGATCATGTTCAATTGTGATTTACGAGGAACTGGACTGACACCATTTAATATTAGTGCTCTAACAGAACTACGATTTTTACAGGTTAGTGGAAATCCAAACATGGCATCGTTGGATGTCACTAACAATACGAAGTTGACTGCATTGTATTGTCAAGATAACGGTTTATCATCAATTAACACAAGTAACAATACAGAGTTACAATCTTTAGCTGTCAATGGAAATTCACTTACATCATTGAACGTTACTAACAACACGAAGTTGATATTCCTTTATATGTATGCCAATACTAGTGTTGGTATACCCACAGGGTTTAGTGGTTTGACCAAGTTGAAAGACTTAGCAATGGCACAATGTGGAATTACAGTTCCAATTAATTGTACCCCATTTGTTGATTTGGAGACATTCTCATGTGGTGACAGTGACACCAATATTCCCTCTGTCAATTTAAGCACATGTACTAAGTTGAAATCGGTAGTCATAACCAAATGTTCATTGATTACTACATTTAATTTACCAGCAAGTGTACCTCAATTGAAAACGGTTTATGGATATCAATGTGCGTTAACTGCTGCTGAAGTCAATAGTATTTTGACTAAATTGGATGCTAATGGAATTTCAGGTGGACAAGTTCAATTGCAGGGTGGAACAAATGCTGCTCCTACCGGTGCAGGAATTACAGCCAAGAACAATTTGTTATCTAAAGGTTGGACGGTAACTACAAACTAATTTTATGAATGGAACAGTTGGACCAGTAACAATGTATGGATCTAAGGTTGAAGCCTACGGCAAGTTTGTTGCTGTTGGAAACCCAAATCCACAGTATGCATCTCAAGCTGGCACAGGAAGTATCGATTTGTATAGGTTTGACGTATCAAAAGGATCGTATGCTTACTACGGCACATCCCGATCTGTTTTTGCATATGGTACAAGTGGTACCGGAGGTAGTGCTGGATCAAGTGGAACGGGTGGTACTACCATTACAAAAGATGGTTATGGTCAATCTTTTGATTTGTATGAAAACATTTTTGTTGTGGGTGATGAATATTTTACAGGATCATATTTTGGTACGCCATATACTCATGCTAGTATTGTGGATGTATACGTATTGAATCCTACATCATCAAATTCTTCTACTCTTGTTTCATCATTGATTTCTGCTAGAAAAATCAATTCGCCAATTGGAACTACAAATAATTCATTTGGTCACACGGTTTCTATAAACAATAAATATATCGTTATTGGTGCAAATCGTAATGGTAATGGTACGGTGTATGTTTATAGTTACACTACAGGCTCTAGTGGAATCACAATCTCGGGATCTCCAGTATCTACGATTTCTGCTGTAACAAGTGGAAATAACTTTGGATCATTGGTTCGAATCGACAAGTCTGGAAGCAATGCTATTTTGATTTCTGAAACTTCATCGTTAGCAAATCCAAACGTCTACTTGTTTGAAAGTGCTTCTGGTGGATGGTCATTGACGCATACCTTTTCTTCAATCACTGGTTCTCAGTATGTTCCATTTGATTCGATCAACTCATATGGATATGTAAAAAATTCATATGACCAATTTGGTAATGATATTCAAATCAACGGAAACACAATTGTAATAGGTGCACCATATGATGCAAGTTATTACGAATATAGTGGATCAAATACTCAATATAATAGAGGAGCAGCATACATCTACAATCGTAAAGATTGTCCAGTCAATACCGCAAACGCAAGTGGAATTTATGCTGGCGGTGAACAAGTTTATTGGGATTTGATCATGAAGTATATTGGTGATCAGTATACGATCAAATCAAATCGATTGGGTTGTTCAGTTGACGTATTCAATGACAAAATTATTGTTGGATGTATTTCGTCAAGTAACGCATTGGCAACAAGAGCCACGGTTTCAAGTTCTATCAGTCAATCATATGATGATACTAACGTTATAAACGGACAATACATTTTGTTTGAAAAGACAGGTTCAACCGTCACGTCAATAACATACGATTACAAAAAGAAGGCAATAGGATATCCGTACATGTCATATGGATATGATGTTGCAATTAGTGACAGATCAATTGCAATTGGATCGCCGTACATTATCAACGATTTTACGTCGAGTAACACGTTTGTAGTTAGTCCGTCTGTTGCTCAGTCTGATCTATTGAACATGAGAGGTCACGCATACATTTCAACCTTGAGTTCATTGAGAACCGACTATCATGTAGGAAACGTATTTTACAAGAACGGTGATATTGTTTTATCAAATACTGGATCTCAATTTGAGAACATATTTGAAACCAGAGACACTGGTGAATATCAATATGATTTGACGTATAAGAGCAAATACACATTGAATGAAAAGTCAGTGATTTGTGTTGTTGAGTCCGGAGAGTTCAATGTGCCAACAAACCCAACCTCGTTGATCAGTTCACGCCCTTCATTTGATTTGTTTGGCAACGGACAATTTGATTTCAGAGATTTGAATTTGATTTTGTTGTATATCGTTGATGTTAATACTCCCGGTAGTCCTAATTTTGCTGCTGACTCTACATTTTGGGATGAATATGTTATTGAAAACGCAACTGAACGAAGTCTGTTTGAATATTATACGACCTTCTATGAGTATGGTCAGTATACACTAAAACAACAGTATTCACGTTATCAATCAACTCTTGTACAAAAAGAAATGGAATTTGATTTTGATGGTGATGGTAAAGTCACTATTAATGATGCCAAGATATTGTGGAAGTTCTTCATTGGAGAATTGAAGATTGAAAATTACAATAATTTAATCAACCCATTTTCAACAAGAGTGAATCTTTCAGATGTTGTTTCATATATAACATCAAAGACATCAAAATATCCTGATACAAATGGAATACCTACTATCAAATCTACATTCTTGGATTATCAAGAAAGTGCTTCACTTGATATCACTGGCTCATACTTGGCACCCTATATTACTACAATTGGGTTATATAGCGGTTCCGATTTGGTGGCAGTAGCTAAGTTGTCGTCTCCAATCAAAAACAGCGGAGAGTATCCGTTAAATTTTTTGGTTAAATGGGACGTATAATAATATTTATAATCAACATAGACTAATATTATGGCAAATTCAATTGAAAGAACGTCATTAACCAAAAATCTTGAATCAAGATATGCCTCAGATCGTACTGGTGGTGCGTTTGATGCAAAGCAAGCTGGTACAAACACCATGATTCAGGGTGTTCAAACACCACATGGCTATACTCAATTGTCAAAGACGTTGACCATTGAACCGGGATTTACTACGGGAATGAATACAAGCCGCCGTGAAAACTTCACTGATAAGGCTTTGAATACTTCGGGATTGTATCGTGTTGGTAATACCAATAGATACCGCCCATAAAAATAAATAAATAAGTTATGACATTAGGATTGGATGCTAGTACATCTACCGTTGGATGGGCATTTTCAGATGACGGTAAGATTGTTAGTGCTGGATTTTTAGACATATCACATTTAGAGACTTCCAAAGAGAAGTCTCTTTTTGTTTTAGACTATCTTAAAACTACACCGTTACTCAAAAACGTTGCCGAAATTAATCTTGAGGCAGCCTTGAGTGGATTTGCTGGAGGTAGAACCAGTCAACAAGTTATCATCAAGTTGGCAAGATTCAATGCTGTTTTTGAGTATATCGTTTCTGAAGAAACCGAGTTGAAGGTTAACTTGTGTAACGTCAACACCATGAGAAAACAGTTGTTTGGAAAAGCAAGAGTCAAGGGCATGAAGGCCAAGGAATTTGTTAAAGCCAACATTGTGAACTTCGTTGATGTGACCAAATTTGATCAGAAAAAGAAAAAAGGTAGTTGGGATGATCGAAACGGTGACATGTATGATGCCATGGTCTGTGCTTTATTTAAAGCATAATTTTGTTGATTTGGGTAGAATTTCTGATACAGTACTAGCATGCTGTTGTATCAGACAGAAGTTGTCACCATTTTAAATAAAGCACTAAAACAGTCCGCCAAAATTCGTAAGGGGACTGATGCTGTGTACTTTTGTCCGGTATGTAAGCATTACAAACGCAAACTGGAAATCAACACGGTTACTGGAAAGTATCATTGTTGGGTGTGTGGATTATCAGGTACATCGTTAAAGACATTGTTCAAGAAGTTGGGATTGTCTGGGGACTATCTCAGTCAGATCTATAAAAATACCGAGACTTATAGAAAACTTCCACAAAACGATATCAGTGCCATTCTGGAAATCTTTTCTGAGAAGAAGGCTGATATCGTTGAACAATTGATGCTTCCAAAGGAATATCGTTCGTTTTATGACGAAGAGTTGACGTTGACTGGAAGACACGCTTTGAAGTATTTGAAAAGTCGTAACATCACAAAATACGATGTTTTGAGATACAATATCGGATATTGTGAAGGTGGACAGTTTCATGGAAGAGTGCTGATTCCATCTTATGATGCATCTGGTCATTTGAATTTTTATTCAACTCGTAGCGTATTTGAAGATGCCAAAATGAAATACGTCAACAGTTTTGGATCCAAAGACATTATTGGCTTTGAAATGTTTGTGGATTACCATCAGCCAATTACGTTGGTTGAAGGTGCGTTTGATGCTATATCGGTGAGAAACAACGCAATTCCTTTATTTGGAAAAACGCTTTCAAATAAGTTGAAATCTGCTTTGATCTGTAATACAGTGAAGAAGGTCAATATTGTTTTGGATAATGATGCTATGGCTGATTCTATTCGAATCAGTGAATTTTTGTTGAAAAACAACATTGAAACTCGTTTGGTTAAACTTGACGGAAAAGATCCGTCTGAAATCGGATTCACAAAAACATGGGAACTGATTAACAATACTCAGGTTCTTGATTTTGAATCTTTGTTTCGTAACAAATTATCTATTTGAATTTTATGGTCACAAAACTTACATGTGAAGTATCAAACTTTACCAACATTCTCCACGTTGCAGATATTCATATTCTGTTGACCAAGCGTCATACCGAATATCGTGAGGTGTTTGAAAATCTATACAAGTCAATTGACAGAACACCATCGTCAACTGCTGTTTGTGTAGTTGGAGACGTTTTTCATAACAAAAGCGATCTTAGCCCTGAATGCGTTGAAATTGCGTCCCAATTTCTCAAGAGATTGGCGGATCTTCGTCCAACCATACTTACTGCGGGTAATCATGACGCTACTTTGACCAATAAAAATCGAATGGACAGTTTGAGTCCAATCGTTAATGCACTCAAACATCCAAATCTGTTTTATCTAAAGGATACCGGAATCTATCTTCTTGGAGATATCCTCTTCAATAACTTTTCAGTATTTGATGAACACTCTCCTGAAAACTACATTCGGTTTGCGAATATTCCCAAGACCTATGTTAACAACGCTACTTATTGTATTGGACTGTATCATGGACCAATTGATAGTGCTGTGACTGACATTGGCTATAAAGTCAGTAGCAGTACCAAGAATGAACTGTTTGATGGTCACCAAATCATTTTGCTTGGTGATATTCACCGTCATCAGGTTCTTCAAACATATGGTGTTGACGATAACAATGTACGCAAACCGGTGGTTGTGTATTCTGGATCATTGATTCAACAGAACCACGGTGAAGAGCTTCGTGGTCATGGCTTTGTTTATTGGGATCTCAAAACCCTCAAGTTCAAACACGTTGAAGTCAAAAACGACTATGGATACTTTACCGTTGAAGTTGATAAAGGACGGTTGCTTACCGATCTGACTGACATTCCCAAGAAAACCACTTTACGAGTTAAGGCACTAGAAACCGTGGCTTCTGAAATGAAGGCCATTATTGCCGAAGTACGTAAACATACTGAACTGGTTGATATCAACTATCTACGGGTGGATAACTTGGTGTCTAGTCTGACTAATTCGGTTGTACCCAATTTGAATGTTCATGGACTTTCAAACATTACGTATCAAAACAAGTTGATCTCAGAATATCTTCAAGATAAACATGCCAATATTCCAGATGCTCTTATTTTGGGGGTGGAAAAGATCAACAAGGAACTGAATGATTTGATTGTCAAGGATCTTACCGCAAAGAATATTCGATGGAAGCCTAAGCGGTTTGAGTTTGATAACATGTTTAGTTATGGTGAAGGAAACGTCATTGACTTCAGTAAGATGAAAGATGTCGTGGGTCTATTTGCTGCAAACGCAAGTGGAAAATCCAGTATTCTTTCTGCTCTATCGTTTTGTATTTTTGATAAATGTGATCGTGCTTTCAAGGCAGTTCACGTCATGAATACCCAAAAGTTGTCGTTTCGTTGTAAGTTCAACTTTGAAATTGATAAGGTCAATTACTTCATTGAACGTATTGGAAACGCTGATAAGAAGGGAAGTGTCAAGGTTGATGTCAAGTTTTGGAAGGAAGAAAATGGTCAGGTCATTGAACTCAATGGAGAAGCCCGTCGTAATACCAACGATCTCATTAGAGATTATGTTGGCACATATGATGACTTTATTCTCACAGTGTTGAGCATTCAAAACAGTAAGACCGGTTCATTCATTGATCTAGGTCAAACTGAACGCAAAGATTTATTGGCACAATTCATGGGTCTTACAATCTTTGATAAGCTACATGGTCTGGCTAATGATCAGATGCGTGAGTGGGCTGTAGTAATGAAGAACTTTGCAAAGACGGATTATACCGTTGAACTAGAAACGTTGACTACAAACATCGCCAACGCTGAATCGGTTATTCGGGTGAACGAAACTGAATTGAAACAATTGGGCGAACAACGTGATGTTGAAAACGATAAAGTCGTGGAAACGTCTTCACAGTTGATCAAGGTCAATGTTGGTACAACTGATATTGTTTCGTTGGAATCTCAACGACGTACCACCGAACAACGTATTTCCAATAATCAGTCAAAATACGACAACGAAATCGTAAACATTGAGAAGTTGAAGAATGATGTCAAACCTTTGAATGAAAAAGTTGAACAGTTTAAATCGGATGACATTGAGAGTAAGCATTCTCAATACAACACGTTGATGTTGGAAGTGTCTTCATATGAAGGTCAATTGGAACGTAAGAAGTTGGTTGTCAACAACAAGTTGGACAAGTTGAAGAAGCTTGAAGCTCACAAGTACGACCCAAATTGTACATACTGTGTCAATAATGTGTTTGTTCAGGATGCAATTAAGACCAAGGAAGATCTTGAAAACGATAAGGTTGAAGCTAGATCTTTGATTACAAAGTTGACAGAAGTCAAAAACAAGGTGTCTGCTGTCGAGACCGTGGCGGGACAATATCAGGAATATCGAAAGTTGTCCACTGATCTGACAACGTTGAATAAGAACATTTCATCGTCGGAAAATAGTCAGTTGCAGTTGGAGAACACGATTGTCAAGGATAAGAACTCACTGGAGACCATCAATGGCAAGATTAAGGAATACTATGATGCTAAGGATGCAATTGAATCCAATGTCAAGATTCAACAAACTATTGACGGTCTCAAAGTTAATATCAAGAACATCGATTTCAACATTAAGACCGTCAATGGAAAGATTGTTGATTTGAAGAGTAAGATCAATACATGGACCTATCAGAAGTCTGAAATTGAAAAGAAGATCGTGGAAGCAAAGGAGACCGAGAAGATTTACAATGCCTACACTTATTATGTCGATGCAGTGTCAAGAGATGGATTGCAGTATCAAATCATCTCTAAAGCGTTGCCTGGTATTGAGGCAGAGGTCAATAACATTCTGAATCAGATCGTTGAGTTCACGGTATCGTTTCATACTGATGGTAAGAACATTATGACTTACATTGTGTATGAGGATAAGAAGTGGCCGTTGGAACTTGCTAGTGGTTTGGAGAAGTTTGTAAGTTCGTTGGCAATTAGAGTTGCATTGATCAATGTATCTAATCTACCCCGACCTAACTTTATTGCTATTGATGAAGGATTTGGATGTGCTGACAGTGATCACTTGTCTGCCATGGCCAATTTGTTCTCGTTTTTGAAGAGCAATTTTGACTTTGTATGGATTGTGAGTCACTTGGATGTACTAAAGGATATGGTTGATACCCGTTTGGAGATAGTCAAGGACAATGGGTTTTCACGTATTAATTTCCAGTGATTTCTATATGTATTGTTGAACACAATACATATGGCAATTATATCAAATCCACGAAATGTCGGACAGAAGCTGAATCTATCAAGTCTTAAAGTTGATATTGAAGATTCTTCATTTCTGTCCGAATATTTTGTATTATCGGAATACTCTCCCAAGTTTACTGCCGGTAAAAACACATTCTTATTAAATGGGTCTGACAAACTTGCGTCCGGTACACCTATACAGTTAGAGGTTTTGGATACGGTGGGCAATTCTTTGTATGTTGAAATTGCCAAAACCAATAATGTTGCGTACAAAGAAGGTGGAGCTATTCGAATTTCTGTTTATGTTTACAGTGATACTCCGTATGGTGTTGGTAAAATCATTCTTGTTAGTCGTGAAAAACAAAATAACAAGGTAGTAAGATGGATTGGTAATATACAAATTAACCCGTTAGTTCAAAACACATCAAAGGTTCTTTTTTATAAACCACCCACATTAACGGTCAATTCAGCATTTGTACCAATCGTTACCGATCAGTCTACAGGATATGTTCAAACGGTGGCGGGGTCTTCTGTACAAACCAATGCGGTTACTCCAAAGAAGGGTGATGACTATGGGTTGTTTGATATCAATTCGGTTCCAATTGATTATAGATTAACTATATTTGACGCCGGATTGATTATGTCATCATCAATGAAGAACTCTTTGGTAGACATATACGTCACCAAGGTAGATGATGTAGTTGGATCTGTAAACATTACATCATCAAATGTGATCACTGAAATCATTGATGATAAAAATGTCAAGTTAAAACATCCAATCTACTATATCAATAATCAGAATAAAAAGATTATTGTCAATGCGGTTGATGCAACATTAAATGCACTGTTCACTAATGTCAAATATGACGCACGGTTTTTAACCAGTTCATCATACAATCAATCTGTAGCATTTGTCGAATACTCTGACATCAAAACATTTTCTGGCAATGTATATCGTCACAAAATGTACAGAAGAAGTTTGAGTACCGCTGGTGATTTTGAAATTATTGCTGATGAACCAATCGTAGATTCTGATTTGTTGATTGATCAAACTACACCCAATAGTTTCTTTAAGAGTTTAGGATCGTTTCCAAATGTTAGTCACTTGAACCACTATTGGTATAAAAGTTCTGGTGCAACATCGTTGGCCAGAGATGCATCATATTTGATGGACGCAATGATGTTCACCAACAATAACGATGTTGAAAATTACGTAATTGTCAAGAACGATACTAATGGTGGAAGTCAAAATCATGTTTATTCTCCATATGATGAGACCGAAAACAATAATGAATCTGGATTGGGATATGATAGTAATTTCATGAGGTTTTATCCTGATGTCACATATAAACTATCTTGTAAGACCAGAATTATAAAATCGAATACATCAAAACCTGCTTATGTATCGTTTTACATTACATCATCATTGTATGATCAAATTAATAGTGATGCAAACTACGATGTAAATAGGGGAATAAAGATTGGTGAGTTTTATTTGGATGAACGATCATCGTCATTATATTATCCGTCTCCTGTTGTGTTTTACAACAAGTTCAAAAATGAGTTTAATGGTACCATGGTTATTTACACAAGAAATTGTGAAGCAACACTATCTGACATCAAACTCACAACATATTCGGAACCATCATTTTCACCTGATATTTTTGTAACTCGTATTCCATTTCAAGTATCAGTTGCTGGAGAACAGTTTGAAATCAAGGCTGAGTTGTTTGACGTTAATTCAAATCTTGTGTATTCGGATCTTCGTACAATTAGTACATTTGACGTTTCTGGATCTACTCTCAATAAAGTTCCGGGTATAACCTCAGCTGATACGACCAACGGATTGACGGTGTTTAATGTAATTGTCAAGACAGAACAAACCAGTCCTGTACAAGGTATAACCATGTTGGACGCATCAAGATTTAGTTTTGAGGCGAGTGGAAGTGGTGGTGACAATGCAACAAATGGAACCTTTTATATTAAACGGGGTACAGTAAGTATTAGTCCCCAAGTTACTAGCGGGGTTGGAGGTAAAGTATTTATTAAACCAAGTACAACTTTAGAAATCAATCCAACATCATTGGGTACATTAGACAACATTGATATTGGACAATCAACTCATAAAAAAGGAAAGTTTACTGATTTGGAAGCAACTGTATCTGCTACCGTTCCAACTACTACTGCTCCTGTAACAGTAAGTGCTACCGTTACAAGTACCACTTTGGCATCAACGCCTGGTACGGTTGACGTGGTATGTCCGTTAAAAACCCCAGATGGTTGGTTATTAATCAATGGCAAGAAAGTTCCTTATTACAACTAATTGACGATATTTATAAGACGATATGGTAAAACTATCTGATTTTTTGGTCGAGGCAGCTTCAAGTTCTAGTCAACAGGACATGGAGAAAAATTCATTGCGTCTTGAAAACACCATCAAATATCTTCAGACCAAGAAAAAGGTATTGTTGATTGCGACATCCAACAGATGGGAAGGTCATAAAGACGATGAAGCTAAATCTACCAAACTTGCAAAGTTGGTTGCTGAACGTTTAGGAACCGATAAATGTGAATTTATTGATGCCAGCAAATTGAACATTGCTGTTTGTGAAGGCAATGTATCTTCCAAGTTTGGAAATCATTGTGGAGAAAAAGGTGCATTGTTAAAAGACAAAGATAAAAATCCAAGTGGATATCATCGTTGTTGGGCAAGTATCAATAACAAATCGGATGAACTGTGGAAGATCACAAAGCCATTATTTGAAAGTGACACCGTTGTATTTTTTACATCAATCCGTTGGGGTCAAACCAACAGTGTACATCAAAAGTTGATTGAAAGATTAACATGGATTGAAAACCGACACTCTACACTTGGTGAATCTAACATTATCAAAAACGTTGATTCTGGAGTTATTGCTTTGGGTCAAAATTGGAATGGTAAAGACGTAGTTAAAACACAAAAAGAGATGTTAGAGTTTTATGGATTTCAGACACCATCAGAACTATTTTGGAATTGGCAATATACAGATAATCCATTGGATGAAACAAAAAAGTCATATTCCAAAGCCATCACAGTATTTAATGATACGTTCGAAGTATAAATCAAAATAAAAAGTTATGAAAAAAGCAACAGGAAAAAGTAATTTGGCAATCGTCAGGGACTATCTGAACGGAGAACGTCCTTTTATTCAAGTTGGTTACACACCAGATTCAGATTTTGCAAGTCGTAAAGAAGGCGAAGTTTGGATTGATGCAAATGGAAGAAAGTGGATCAAGAAGAATGGATCAAAACGAGCTATCAACCAAGTCAATTGTTCGGTAATCGAAGCAACCAAACAGATCTGTAAAGACTGTAACATGGATATTCGATGGGGTAACCGTTATGACCAAATATTTTTTAACAAAACAGGTCGTTGCCAAGAATGTTTGGCGAAGTTTGAAAGCAAACTACGATTGGACGGCAAATATGATGATTATGAACAAAAGAAGTTGCTTCAGAATCAATTGAGTCAGGCCAAAGAGTTTAGAACCAAAGTTCAAGAGAGTTTTGATTTTGTATCTACACACGAAAAGATTTCGTTTCCAAACGGTGATGGAACATTGGACGAATGGACGATTGAACGTCGTGAAAACATTTTGAAAGATTTAGGTAAGGATCTCAAAAAGATTGACAAACAGATTATCAAGATAGAACAAAAATTGGAGAAGTTAAATCATGTCGAATGAGAAATCATTGAGAGATATCATCAAGGCCGAATACAAAAAGTGCCTTGAAAATCCCATGTACTTCATGAAGAAGTATGTGAAAATTCAACATCCTAAACGTGGTACTATTCCATTTGAGTTGTATCCGTTTCAAGATACAGCTCTTCAGGAGTTGATTGATAACGACTATAACATCATTCTCAAGAGTAGACAGTTGGGTATTACTACATTGAGTAGTGCGTATAGTTTGTGGATGATGATATTTCACAGTGATAAAAACATTCTGTGTATCAGTATTACCCAAGAAACTTCAAAAGAAATTGTTACCCGTGTTCGTTTTGCAAATGACAATCTTCCAAGTTGGTTGAAAGTTCCATGTGTTGAAGATAATCGTTTGTCACTACGATTAAAAAACGGATCACAAATCAAAGCGGTGTCATCATCTGGTACCGCAGGTCGTTCTGCTGCACTATCAATGTTGATTATTGACGAAGCTGCGTTTATTGACAACATTGATGAAATTTGGACTTCTGCACAATCCACATTGTCAACTGGTGGTAAAGCTATTGTGTTGTCTACTCCAAATGGTGTAGGTAATTTCTTTCATAGAACGTGGGTTGAAGCTGACGCAAAAAAGAACAAGTTTCATACCATCAAACTTCCATGGTATTTACATCCAGAACGTGATCAAACATGGAGAGATGAACAAACAAAACTTCTTGGACCCAAAATGGCAGCTCAAGAATGTGACTGTGACTTTGCTACATCTGGTAACACAGTCATTGATGTTCCTATTCTTGATTTTTATAAACAGTCAAAAGTACGTCCTCCGGTTGAAACAAGAGGAATGGACAAATCGTATTGGATTTGGGAGTATCCCGATTACTCACGATCATATTTGTTAGCAGCGGACGTTGCTCGTGGTGATGGTGCTGACTACAGTGCGTTTCATGTTATTGACGTAGAAAGTTTCACTCAAGTTGCTGAATACAAAGGACAGGTCAGTACAAAAGATTATGGTAACATGTTAGTTAATGTTGCCACAGAATACAATAACGCTTTGTTGGTTATTGAAAATATGAATGTTGGTTGGGGTGCAATTCAACAAGCGTTGGACCGTAAGTATGCCAATTTGTTTTATAGTAGTGCCGATTTGAAGTATGTAGATGTGGAACATCAAATGACAAATCGTATTCATTCTTCTGAAAAGAAAATGACTCCGGGTTTTACTACTACATCAGTAACTAGACAATTGATCATTTCACGATTGGAAACCTATATGCGTGAAAAGGCTATTAACGTACAATCTACTCGTATTGTTGATGAATTATATACCTTTATTTGGAATAATGGTAAAGCAGAAGCCATGCGAAATTACAATGACGACTTGGTAATGGCATTTGCAATTGGATTGTGGGTTCGTGATACCGCATTGAAACTACGTCAACAATCTATTGATCTGACTCGAAACATGTTGGGAAGTATCAATAGATCAGAAACACAATCTGCTCCAATTTATTCATCTAAACAAGCAGCAGCCCATCAATCATGGGAAATGCCCACAGGTTTAAAAGATCAAAAAGAGAGTTTAACGTGGTTATTATAATACTCTTTCACTATTTATTTACCAGAAAATAATAAACTTGTATGGCAGATCAACCGACCGATTTAAAGAGTAGATCACTATTTGCTCGTCTTAAGAGACTTTTTTCCACAGATGTTATTGTACGTAACATTGGTGGTAAAAAACTAAAAGTAGTAGATACTGACGAAGTAGCATACGCAACAGATCGTAACACACTTCGTGATCGTTTCAACCGTATTCGTACATCTGCGTACAATCAATATAGTAGAGATTTTACCCTCAGTTATCAAGCAGCTCGTATTGAACTTTTCAGAGATTATGATACAATGGACATGGATCCTATTCTAAGTTCTGCTCTTGACATTTATGCTGATGAATCATTGACTCGTAATGAGTTGGGTGATGTATTGGTTATTAATACACCGGATGATAACATCAAACAAATTCTACGCAATTTGTATTATGATATCATGAACATTGAATTTAACCTTTGGAGTTATGTTCGTAATATGTGTAAGTACGGAGATTTTTATCTTCGTCTTTATGTTAGTCCCGAATACGGTGTATACATGATTGAACCAATCAGTGCTTATAATGTTACCCGTGTTGAAAACAGCGATTTGTACAACAAGAATTATATCAAGTTTCAAGTGAATCTTCCAGACGGCGGTAAAGTGGAAGATTTGGAAAATTATCAGGTAGCACATTTTCGTTTGTTGAGTGACAGTAATTTCCTTCCTTATGGTAAGAGTATGTTGGAAGGCGCTCGTCGTGTTTGGAAACAGTTAAGTTTGATGGAAGACGCAATGTTGATTCATCGTATCATGCGTGCTCCTGAAAAGCGTATTTTTAAGATCGACGTTGGTAACATTCCTCCCAATGAAATTGATTCTTACATGGAGAAGTTGATTGCCAAGACCAAGAAAGTTCCATATGTCGATGAAAAGACAGGAGATTACAACCTACGTTTCAATCTTCAGAACATGGTGGAAGACTTTTATTTGCCAGTTCGTGGTGGTGATAGTGGTACCAGCATTGAATCGTTGAGTGGTATGGAGTTTACTGGTACAGACGACATTGAATATCTTCGTAAGAAGATGATGGCTGCTCTCAAGATTCCTAAGGCGTTCTTGAGTTACGATGAAGATTTAAGTGGTAAAGCTACGTTGGCACAAGAAGATGTGCGTTTTTCACGTACCATTGAACGTATTCAACGTATTATTATTAGTGAGTTGACCAAGATTGGTATTGTTCATTTATATGCTCAAGGTTATAGAGATGCTAGTTTGGTGGATTTTAGTTTGGAATTGACCAATCCATCCACTGTCTTTGAAAAGGAAAAGATCTCTATTTGGGGTGACAAGGTTAATGTTGCTAAGGACATGATTGAAAACAAGTTGTTTAGCAAGAAGTGGGTATATCGTGAAGTTTTCAATATGTCGGACGATGATGCTTCTGCTTTGAGAAATGATATTGTTGAGGATTCTAAGCAAACATATCGTTTCAAACAGATCGAAGACGAAGGTAACGATCCTGCAAAATCATTCCAAAAGGTAAATCCTGAAGGTGGAACTGAATCCACTGGTGGTGGAGGCGGTGGTGCTTCAGAAACAGGTGGTACTGAGGCTGGAGGCGAAGCCGGTGCTCCTACATTGAAGGAAAAGGCTAAACCAGACTATGAAAGACCTTCTCAAAAAGGATTGAAGAAGGCATCAAACTATCCGTTTGGAGAAGATCCTACTGGACGATTAGAGAATAATAGATCAATAAAATCAGATATGTCTATTACTCCTAAGTTTGCTGGCGGATCGGTATTTAGCCTTGAAAGTATTTCTAAAGGTTTGGTTCCAAAGTTAGATAACTATTTAAAGTCTCTAAAACAGGAGAAACAGGAACTATTGTCGGAAAATAACAATAAATCCATGATGGATGAAACGAATATATTGGAATAATACAAATATGGGAGTTTTATCAAAAATTAATATATTTATAGATTATAACTACTAATATGCACAAATCGAAGCATTCAAAGTTCAAAAATACAGGAATTTTGTTTGAGTTGCTGACCCGTCAAATTACTGCTGATATCATTGGTGGTAAAGACGAATCTGCTGCAAAACAAATTTTGTTTAAGTATTTTTCTGAGAACACAGAATTGGGAAAAGAATACCAACTTTATAATTTCTTGTTGAACGAAAAAGCTAGAGACACATCACACGCTGATCGAATGATTGGTGTTGTTCTTGAGTCGAGAGCCCAACTAGATAACAAAAAGTTGGCACAACAAAAGTACGATCTTATCAGTGAGATCAAAGAATTGTATCCAATTGATAGCTTTTTGAAGGGAAATATCAAAAATTATCGTATTTTAGCTTCGATATACAAGATTTTTGAAAACAAGACCGCTTCAAAGTTTGATGTCAAGGAGGTTCTTCAGTCCAGAGAGTCTATTATTGAGTGTTTGTGCAGCACCGTAAGTAAGAAGTCTGACACTGAAGAAAATCTCCTTGAATACTACAAACAACAAAGTGAAGACATTCGTTTGTTGGCATATAAGTTGTTATTGGAAGGATTGAATACCAAGTATAAGGACTTTGATGAAAATCAAAAGAAGCTTATACGTGAGTATATTTTGAACATTTCTAACACAAATTCGTTGTCTAAATATGTGTGTGAAGAAATTGAAAAGATCAAGAAACTAATTTCTAGTTCAAAGTCAAAGATTCAAGACAATCAGGTCGTTGCAATTAAGTTGTCTGAAATTGTAAATGTGTTGGAAAAAGTAAAACCAACAACTGTTGTAAAAGACAATCATATTATGGCTCTATTGTTGTCGTATGAGTTGGTAAAGGAACTTAACAATTTGAAATAATATGAGTAAAGATAAAAAACAAAAAACCCCAGATCTTATCACCGGCGAAGAAGAAGCCAAGATAAAAGAACTCATCAAGAGTCTCATTAAACAAGAACTTGAGGAAATGACCGGTACCGGTGCAGTTGCTGGCTTTTCAACCCCATTTGCATTTTCTAAAAAAGGCGGCACTAACAATGCAACCAAAGCTACATTGAAACAAAATCCGGGTTCAAAGCTTGCAGAAAAAGAAGAAGAACTTGACGAAAAGAAAGATCACAAGAAGAAAAAGAAACCTGACGCTGATGGTGATGGTGTTCCTGACTGGGCAGATAAACATCCCGGTAAGAATGATGCTGACTTTGAAAAGAAATCAAAGAAAAAGATGGTCTGGAAAAAGGGAGTTGAAAAACTTCAAAAAGATCTTGATGCACTAGACGAAAACGAAAAGAAGTTGAATGAAGCAGTCTCACGTTATGCTCGTTTGAAAGAAAATCCCAAGAGACATTCCTACAAAGTATCTTTGATTACTCAAGAAATTACAAAGATGCTCAGAGAAGTTGACTTTTTAATGAGTGTCAATCAAAGACTCAAAACCGAAATGAACGTACCAAACGAAGAACTTTGGAAGCGTACATCAGGTAGAATTGCTGAAATCAAAGCAAGATTGAAGTCAATTGGTATGAAACTTAGAAAATTACAATAATATGATTTCACTCGTAAAACTTATTACTGAAGATGAAGGTGCTCCACAGCATTTTGGTACATCCACTGCTGGTGGTCAACCATTGCCATCTACATCTGTAGACTACAATGTGAGTTCTGACTTTTCTGATTTTGAAGCCAAAATTGCAAGAACCACAGCAGAATCAAAAGCTGCATTTCTTCGTAATTTGAACAATCGTGTTTTGAATAAGAAGGTTTCTATTCAAGCATCTAAGGGATATGGTCAACCAGTTCGTGACTATGAAATTTCAGTCACCAGTACCAGTCTTGACTACTTTTATGATCGTTATGTTGTGATTCTCAGAGATGAAGATGACAAAGAATACTTTTTGAAGCCAGGTTTCAAGATCACAATTCTTGGTCAGGGAGAACCTCTGAAGGTTAAGGCACCAAAGGAACCAAAGACAGCAGAGCCAGGAACCAAGGCAACAACTCAAGTTGGTCAGGCAGCTGTACAATCAGTTACTCCTGCTCCAAAACCTCAGGCACAACCACAACAAACAAAAACAGCTTAATTATGGATAAAACAGTACAAACAGGTTGGATCTTTTTCGAACCAATTGGTGGAATGCTCAATGAAGCAAATGAAGATCCATCAAAACCAATGATCGTTCAAGGTGTTCTTCAACGTGCAAACGCTAAGAACCAAAATGGTCGTGTGTATCCAAAAGATATCTTGGAACGTGAAGTCAAAAAGTACGACGACAGTTTTGTTAAAGAGAGACGTGCTTTGGGTGAATTGGATCACCCAGACAGTAGCGTTGTTAATCTTCAAAACGTAAGCCACAACGTTGTTGAAATGATGTGGAATGGTGATGACTTGGTTGGTAAGGTTGAAATTCTTCCTACACCAAGTGGTAACATTCTTAAGGCATTGTTCAAGGCAGGTATTAAATTGGGTATTAGTAGCCGTGGTCTTGGAAGTGTTCGTAAAAATGTTAGAGAGAACGCTGACGAAGTACAAGACGACTTTGAATTAATTGCATTTGATTTTGTAAGCAATCCATCAACTAGAGGTGCGTTTTTATTTCC